TAGATCAAATCTAATCAATACTAAGATAGATTAAACAATGACCCCGGCAGAAATGCCGGGGTTTTTTATTTTGTAATTCTATTTATATTATATGATAAATTTAACTGATATAGTGGATGAAATTTTAGAAAAAAATGAACCAATGAAGTTGGTTAAAGATGTTCAAATAAGCGAACAATTAAAATATCATTTATATAGAAAACTTACATTAGAAGAAAATATATTTAGAATTTATAGTGAAGGATATTTTAAAATAGTAAATGAAGTTCGTGGTTTATACAATGATGACGCAATTGAATTAAATGATGATGATGTAGATATTATAGAAAGTGATTTAGGAATTAAAGCAATATATGAAGGTATAGAAGTTTATTTAGATGCGCCAATTGAATTGGAAGAAGATGAATATCTAAATGAGGTAAAACACAGAGGTAGAACTGTACATCTTAGTAGACCATTTAGAACTCCAGGAGGACCAAAGAAATTTGCTGTATATGTAAGAGGTAAGAATGGTAACATCAAGAAAGTTACATTTGGTGATCCTAAAATGAGAATTAGAGCTAGTAGTAAAGCTCGTAGAAAAAGTTTTAGAGCTAGACATAGATGTAGTCAAAAGAAAGATAGAACTACAGCCGGATATTGGAGTTGCAGAAGTCATAGAATTAAATCTTTAGGTACCAAGAGTAAGGGCAAATATTGGTGATATGGAATTTCCATTTAAAGAAACACATTTACAAGATAATTTATATCTAAGAGAATTTGAAGAAAATGTAGATATAGATGATTTGGAATGGCACAGAGACAGAGAAGATAGAATTGTAGAAATAATTGGTGCAACAGATTGGCAATTACAAATGGATAATGAATTACCAAAAACTATGTCTGGTAAACTTTTTATACCAAAAGAAGTTTGGCATAGAATTATTAAAGGAAATGGTGATTTAAAAGTTAGAATAACTAAATTATAATATATTTATAAACAATGAGTGCTAATTTAGATCAAGATAGAGTAAGATGGCCAGGTAGCGGTAGTGCAGTAACTACTGGAAGCATACCATTTGGATTTTATTTGACAGAACCTACTCCTGTTAGTTTAACAGCAAGTGTTGGATTTTTTGAATATGACTGTGAGAAAAGCGCAGAGTGGGCTGCAAAAAGAATGGGATATCCAATCATTGACATTGAACTAATTGATGTAAATTTTTATGCAGCATTTGAAGAAGCTGTTAATGAATATGGTGCTCAAGTAAATCAATTTAATATCAGAAATAATTTATTGAATTTACAAGGATTAAGCACTGCAAATAATCCTAATATCACTGCTAAAAATGTAATAGGAACAGGATTGCCATATATAATTCAATTAGCTAAAGGATATGGAAGTGAAGTTGGAGTAGGTGGATATGTTGACATTAAAAAAGCGCCAGTTCAATTGAGTGCAAGTTTACAAACATATGATTTACAAACAATAATAGGAACCAACATTGAAAGTGGTAGTAGAGTTGAAATTAGAAGAGTATTTCATGGACCGTCACCAGCATTTGCTCGTATATATGATCCATTCAGTATGACAGGTATGAGTTATAGCAATGTATTGAATGAAATGGGATTTGCTGGATATAGTCCTGCTACACAATTTTTGATGACACCAATTTTCGAAGATTTATTAAGAGGTCAAGCAATTGAATTTAATGATATGGTTCGTAAAAGTGCGTATAGTTTTGAAGTGGTAAACAATAAATTAAAAATATTTCCTATACCTACATATGACCACACAATTTATATTGAATATGTTGTTGAAAAAGATAAATTTAGTAGTGCAAATACATTTAGTAGCGGAAGCAATTATGATGTAGTGAGTGATTACAGCAATGTACCATATCAAAATGTAGTTTACTATAAATTAAATGCAGTTGGAAAACAATGGGTTAAGAAATATTTCTTGGCATTGTGTAAAGAAAATCTTGGGATGATTAGACAAAAATATAGTACAATTCCAATTCCTGGCGGTGAAGTAACATTGGATGGATCTGAATTGAGAAGCGAAGCAGCATCAGAAAAAGAAACTTTAATTACACAATTGAGAGAAAATCTTGAAGCAACCAGTCGTAAAGCTCAAATGGAAGCTAAAGCAGATGAAACTGAAAAAATGACATCTATCATGAAGACTGTTCCACTACTAATTTATATTGGTGTTTTAGTATTTGGTTTTATATTAATATTTCATGATAAACCCATGTCTTATTTGCAACATTTCATTTAATAATAAAGTAATATGGCATTATTTGGAAGATATTTTAGTCAACGAGACATTAATTTGGTAAACCAATTTAATGCGGAATTATTGCGTGATATTATTGAAACGCTTGTTGTTTTGTTTAAAATCGCACCAAATGAAACCAACACAAACATTTATGGTGAAACAGTTGCAGCTGAAGGTAAAAGTTTTTATCCTGGTGTAGAATTAAGTACTTTAATTGATCGTGGTGATATTAGTACCGATGATGAAGGATTTGGACCTGACAGAGATCAAACTGTTGTATTTAAATTCAGAGAACTGTCTTTAAAAGATGCGAGTTTTTATCCTGAAGTTGGCGATTTGATATTATTCAATGATCGTTATCATGAAATTGATAATGTTGTACAAGAACAATTTTTAGGTGGTCAGTCAAATAAATCGCATAGTATAATTTGTAACAGTCATTATACTAAGTTGAGCAAGATTAATTTAGTTAACCGTCAATATTAATTATGTGGGAAGGTAATAAAAACAATCCAGTACCAACAAATAACAATGTTGAAAAGAACAATCCTATTGTATCTAATGTAAGAAACATTGCATTGGATACTAGAAGAGATGAAGATCCAAAGAAAAACTTTACTGTTAGTTTATTGGATGTTGATACTGCATTGATTAGTTATATACAAAATGTTATCAATCCTACTGTAATTGACGCAGGTGAAAATATAAAAGTGCCTATTATATATGGTAATCCTGAAAAATGGTATGCAGCAAAAGCTCAAGGTGCATTAAGAGATCAACAAGGTAAATTACAAATACCATTGATAATGGTTAAAAGAACATCATTTGCGAAAGATGAAGGTTATCAAACATTTAATCGTTATTTGAGTTATCCAGTAATGACTAAGTTCAATGAAAAGAACAAATACGATAAATTTAATTTATTAAATAAGACAGTTGCTCCTACCAATCAAATATTTGCAGTTACTATGCCTGATCATATTAAGGCAGAATATGAATTTATTGTATGGACTGAATATGTTGAACAAAACAATGCAATATTAGAAAAAATTAATTTTGCAGAAGGAGATTATTGGGGAGATAAACAAAGATTTAACTTTAGAGTTAAAATTGATAATTACACCAATACGATTGAATCAAGTGGTGATAAAGACAGAATGGTAAGAAGTACATTTACTTTAACTACCAATGCTTATTTGTTGCCAGAATCTTTTGAAGATAGAAAACAAACTGTTCAAAGATTATTGACACCAAAACAAGTAAAATTAACAGCAGAAATTGTTAGTAGTACTCAAATGGCTAAGGTTAATCAAAAGGTTAAAGATAACACTTATAGTAACAAAGGAAATCCTTATTATAGTATAAATCCTATTGCCGAAAATGATAGTGAATGGAGATTTCCTAAAGGTACTATCGCAACCGAACAATCTACTACTGCAGCTGGAGAAGCAATTACTACAATTAGACAAAGTTATGCCGCATTGATACAACAAACTATAAACTTAACAGTTAGTGGTTCTCAAGAAGTTACTATTTGGCATCCTGTTCCAAATACACCAACTGATTATGGTGAAGATGGTTGGATGGCATATGATGGTGATTATCATTATATTTATGCTGGTGGAAGATGGTTAAGACAATCGATTGCAGATTGGACTGTTTAAGTCTAAGAATTATATATTAATTAATTTTATATTTATATTTATAACTAGATAAAGACGAAATTATATGCCATACCCCAATTCTAACACTTTAAATATAGTAATTCCACAAACTTCTGCGTCATTGCAGGGTGGACAAGCACCATTTGTAGAAACAATTATTAGTGGTTCACGACTTATTTTACAAACCGATTCATTTGGTTTTTTAACAGGTTCATCTGATATAAATGTAAATAGTATTACTGCTAGCAATATTAGTGCAAGTGGTTATATTAGTTCCAGTAATTTGTATGTAAAAACTAATATTACTGATGCAGGTACACTAACAGTAGTTGGCGCATCAACATTGGCTGGATTGACTGGTACTACTGCCACCTTCAGCGGATTAGTTAGT